ATTCTGGAGATATTTGCCTTTATGGTATTGCATAAATTTTAACAAAGGAGTATAAATAATTATGCCAAGACATCACAACATAAATGGGAACATAGTACCCTTTACAGCAGAAGAAGAAGCACAAAGAGATGCTGAAGAACAAGCATGGAATGATGGTGCTTTTGATCGTGCTATAGCAGATTTAAGACAAAGACGAGATAGTTTATTAAAAGCTACAGATTATCTTGCATTATCAGATAATACACTTTCTGCTGACATGACAACTTACAGACAAGATTTACGAGATATTACAAATGGCTTAACAACTGTTGAAGATGTTAATGCTGTAGTATTCCCTACTAAACCATAATGAAATTTGTGTTAGCTTATACTATCTGTTCGGCTATCACAGGGTTTTGTAACAACACAGCAATATCTCCAGTAGAATTTAATTCGTGGACCGATTGTACTAAAGCAGGTGCAACAGCTACCATCAAAGTTACCAATGAAAACTTAGAAGCATTTAACGAAAAGAAATTATATGTAAGTTATTTCTGTAATGAGGTTCCAGGTGACGATGCCTAAGAAAAGAAAAACTTTAAAACAAGCAGTAGAGGATAACAATGCTATCCGTATTTCTTACCACGAAAAAGTTTGTGCAGAAAGAATGAAAACTTTATTCAAAGCAATAGATGAAATGCGTACAGATATAAAAGAATTAAAAAGTGATGTTAATAAAAGTAAGGGTGGCTTCAGAGTATTATTACTCATTGGTGGTGCTATAGCTTCCTTGCTAGGCTACATCAAATACAATGGCTAGAAGAGTAAAAGCTATTACAGGCTTAACTTCAGAATTAAAAGCACAACTTAGACTTGCTGAAGATCCTAATCTTTTAGTGTTCACGCCAGTTGGTGGTCTTGGTCCAGTAGATATTGTTACTTTAAATATGACAACAGGTGAGTATACTGCTTACGATGTTAAATCTAAGAACTACAGAAAAGTTAATAGCTATACTGCACCCGATGGATACAAAAGAAATCTTAAAGGATCATTTATATCTAGAGGAGCAACCAAAGAACAAAAGAAATTAGGAGTGAAAATAATATACGAATGAAATTATCAAAAAACTTTACGCTTCAAGAACTTACCAAGTCAGACACAGCAATAAGATTAGGTATACCTAACGAACCTAACTCAGATCAGATTGCTAAACTACAAAACATTTGCGAGACTTTGCTGCAACCAGTTAGAGATATGTTCGGTCCAGTAATTGTAACGTCTGGATTTCGTAGTGAACAGCTATGTGTTAAGATAGGCAGCTCAATCAATAGCCAACACAGTAAAGCTGAAGCTGTAGATTTTGAAGTGCCAGGCACAGATAATGCTGATCTTGCTTACTGGATTAAAGATAATATAGAAGGTTGGGATCAAATGATCCTTGAATTTTATACCATTGGTGAGCCTTCAAGTGGATGGGTGCATTGCAGTATCGCAGATAAACCTAGAAAACAATTCTTGAGAGCTTTTAAAGAAGATGGTAAGACAAAATATAAACCAATTATAGGAGATATAAGATGTGGTTAAGTGCAATTAAGTTAGCTGTTCAAGCAGGTAGCCATATATATAAGAATAAACAAAAAACTAAAATGCTTATGGCAGATGCTCAAATGAACCATGCTCAGAAGATGGCTAATGGTGAAGCAGAGTATCAAGGTAAGCTATTACAAAGCAGAGATTCAGATTGGAAAGACGAGTTCATTTTAATTTTATTATCAGTACCTATTGTTATGCTTGGCTTTGCAGTATGGTCAGATAATCCAGAACACATGGAGAAGATGCAGCTATTCTTTGAATACTTTTCTAACCTACCTTTTTGGTATCAGACAATTTTCGTGGGTGTCATAGCAAGTGTCTATGGTCTTAAAGCAACAGATTTAATTAAGAGGAAGTAATGAGCAATCAAGCACCAACAATGTTCGTATCACAATACAGCAAAAAGAAACCTACACTTCTTGCACAGCAAACAGGTAAGAAGAAAAAGAAAAAGAAATATAAAAAGAAAAAATGATTGATCCAAAGGAAGATGATTTATCCTACTTTGCTGATTGGTACTTAAACTCTGGGGATATAAAAAGATTATACACACCATTCAGAGATCCACTATTATTTATAGAAGGAGTTAGTGGTGTTGTTATCTATAGAAGAGATAACTTCCAAGTAGAATTATTTATCTGTCAACCTAATACAGTTATACCAGAGCATACTCATCCAGATGTAGATAGCTATGAATGTTTTTTATATGGTATGAAGTTTACTCATGGTGGAGAGACAGTAATATCTGACGAACAAGCACAAGAAGAAATAGAAGGTATGCCAGCTTATGCTTATCAAACTATAAGAGTTAGACCAAACGATCCTCATGGTGGAACTGCATCTAAAAATGGTGGTGCTTTTATATCTATACAAAAATGGTTAAATGGTGTAGAGCCTACTCATGTAAGTTCTAACTGGGATGGTGATACAATGGGTGATAACCATAAAGAACAAACAGGATTATAATTATGGCAAAGCAAAAGTTCACACACTTTATACCTAGAGAGAAACCTAAGAAGAGAAAAGGTGTGCATAAAAAATCTCAGAATAAAAATGAAAAGAGACAGAAGAAACAGAATAGATACAAGGGTGGTGGAAGATGATTGATAAATTTATTTATAATTTTTTTTCTGCAATAGATAAGTTCTTCTCATTGCTTGAGACTTACTCTGTTAAATTTACTTCATGGTTATGGCAGCTAAGAGTTAAACTGCTAAAGAAAAAGAGAAAAAGAAAATGAGAGACACTAAAGTTTTAGAATCATTTAAGAAGCATACAGAAAGAAAACTTAAGGAGATGAATATCTTTAAACATCTAAAGAAGGAAGTTAATGTTGGTGCTAATGGTACACAAGATTATGTAATTAAAAAAGGTATCAACAAAGGTAAGGTTGCTAAATGAAACGACAACACAACACAGCTCTAATTGCTTTACTTGGTACAATTCTTTTAGGTTTATCTACTTATGTTTTGATTACTATTGTTGAATTACAAATTCATATTGGTATGCTATCAGAAGAGATTATGAATGTTGATAAACAAATAGGAAGAATATATAATTTTATAGATAGTATAAGAGATAAATAATTATGGCAAAGACACCAGCATGGCAACGTAAAGCAGGAAAGAATCCTAAAGGTGGATTGAATGCTAAAGGTAGAAGAAGTTATAATCGTGCTACTGGTGGCAATCTAAAAGCACCAAGTAAAAAGGTAGGCAACAAAAGAAGAGCTAGCTTCTGTGCGAGAATGAAAGGCATGAAAAAGAAATTGACTTCAGCTAAGACTGCAAGAGATCCTAACTCAAGAATTAATAAATCTCTTAGAGCTTGGAACTGCTAATGAAGAAGAAGGGTTGGAAGAAACCAAAAACTAAATCATTAATCTGTGGTTACTGTAAAGAATGCAACAGACAATTAATGAGTGATGAAGGTGGATGGATTGTCACAGCTAAGAAAGAATATTTTTGTCATGATGGTAAAGATGGCTCTTGCTTTGATAACTATTGTGAGTTAAAACTTAAACAACAACAACAACAGGAGAAACAAAATGCCAATGGTCGGAAAGAAAAAGTTTCAGTACACAGCTTCTGGTAAAAAGAAAGCTAAAGCATACGCTAAGAAAAAAGGTATGAAAGTAAAATCAAAAGGTAAATACTAATGAAGAAAGGTTATCACAAAACTAAGTCTGGCAAGATTGCTAAGAAAGGTTTGTACTACAACATTAATAAAAAGAAAAAAGCAGGTACATCAAAATCTAAAAAGAAATCTACGATCTCTGCTAAAGCTTATAAGAATATGTTGATGGGATTTAAAAAGTAATTCTTTTTAATTCCTCAAACTCTTCCCAAATAGAATTTTCTACACCCCAATAATTTTTCTTGTCTTGTTTGTTTCTTAATGAGTGAATGATTGTGGTATGATCTTGATTAAATAATCTAGCCATAGAAGATAAGCTAACATTGTAACCTTCATATAATAAATTATAGATTATACTTCTTGCTCGAACTACATCTCTTGTTCTACCTTTACTGAAGATGTCATGTTTGCTTACAGTATATTTCTCACACACTTTATCTACAAGTTTAGATACGACTTCCAGGTTTGCGTTCTTTGTTTTAAATGTAGTAGCAATCTTAGTTTTGTTATTGCTATCTAGGATTGGTTGTCTTTGCATTAGTTCTGCTGCGTACAGAAATCCTTCTGAGAACCCTACCTCATATAATCTTTCTTCTTGGTTCGTTAAAAGGTAAAATGCTTTCTTAACCTTATAGATAAAGTGATTCTGATTTAAGTTTTTAATGTGTTTGTGATAGTGTGTGCTTACATTTACAGTCATAGATCCCCTACGTTTTCCTTTCTTTTTTTTCAACTATTAAGTTAATAACTATTTAGCTGTCATTAACTGTTCTTTTGTCTGCTCTATTTGCCAAAGCAATTTGTAAGAATCTTGTTGATACTTACTTACTTTGTTCTTTGCTTCTAGATACTTCTGATGCTTTTTCGCTTGAAGATCTTTCAGCTTTTGCAGACGCATTCGGATTTGTTCCATCATGCTCCTTTGTTACTCTTGTAGAATCGAATCTTAAATTATCAATTCTACATTCTACAAACTCTCCATTATTAGATTTGTTTGCAGCCTTCTCTACATCATCAAAGAGTTCGATCATTGTAAAATGACACTCTCCATTGATAATTCTTTTAAATTTTGTCATACTTATTTACTTTTTTCAACTTCTTTTTTAATCAAAAAATCTATATACTGTCTTGCTTTTTTAAGATCTTCGATACCATTCTTTCTTTTATATCTAGAAATATATTTAATTACATTACCCTCGCAAAAATTAAAATTGTTTTCAATAATAAAATCTATTGGTTCAATCTTGTTTGCTATGTAGTGTGCTGGTTCTTTTATATTGTCTGCCATATCAATTCCTTTTTTTTAGCAAGGTGGGGAAAACGATAGAAAGGGAAAAAAACCCCACCCTGCTGCATACCCTTTAGCCTAAGTTAAAAGGTATATTCGT